ACGCGGCGATGATTAGGAGTGCAGATGCGTATTTCTTGTAAGTAACAAGAAACGCGAACACAGTTTTGAAAAATGCAATCATAAGAATTTCTCTTTAAAGTTTTCTCTTGTCTTTTCTTGTCGTGTTGTGTATACTACACATCGTTGAAAACAAATTGACGAGGTAATAATGAATAGTCAAGAAGTTATCAACATCCTCAAGAAAAATGGATGGACTCTAAGCAGAATCAATGGAAGCCATCACATTTTTGAGAACGCCGATGGAACACGGCATACGACAGTTCCTCATCCAAGAAAGGATATGTCAAAGCGCACGCTTAGTTCCATCTGTAGACAAAGCGGAATCAAACTGAGGATTCGTTGATTGAGGCAGGGGATTTCCCCTGCCTTGACAACACAAAAATGGAGACCATATGAAATACCCTGTTGCCGTTTGGTTCGAAGAAGGAACATATACCGCTGAAGTTCCTTCTCTGCCCGGAGTCGTTACTGAAGCGGATAATCTTCCTGACTTAGAAAAAGCCATAAAAGAAGCCGCATCGGGCTGGATGGAAGCGGAGTTAGATTCAGGACGCCTTGTCCCCGAGCCTGATTCCATCAATCACTTCCGAGACCTTAAAGAATACAAAGATTGTTTTTGGATGCTCGTTGATATTGACATTGAATCACTAAGTGATAAAACAGAGCGAGTCAATATTTCAATTCCGTCGAGAGTTTTAAGAAGACTTGACTTTCTTGCCGCGAGTTCAGGAATGTCTCGTTCCGGATATCTTGCGCGAATGGTTCTCTGTAAGTCGGTATCGCAGAATCAAACGGGTTCTGTATAATGCGCGTTAGCAACTCGTCAATGTTGCTTTCAACCCTAAGCCTCGTGAAAACGAGGCTTTTGTATTCAAATACACGGGATTTCTTTTTAGGAATCTGTTCGTAAGAACAATTTCGCCTCTTTCTCGCGCCGACGCTTCAGTCCTGGTACAACTTTTCCGCCGGCTCGGCAGATGTCCAAAAACTCGTGCGCGGCTTTGTCTTCCTGACCGGCATTCAAAAAGTGCAGGAGTTTCGGCGCTTTGCGTCTCAGGTCGCCGACGTTGAACGACAGCGATACAAGCGCGATGTACTGCCACTTCGTGACCGGCGCTTTGATGTACGAGGACATACGCCCTGCGCAGTCAATCACGTCGGCTCGGAGCAAGTCCTCGGCGTGTGCCTGGCTAATCTCCATGCCATCTGTCACGCCAGCCGTGTGGCCATAGCCGATTGTCCACTTGCCGGCGGGGCACAAGTAAGAACGCAATTCGCAACCTTCCTCGTTGCGGATGAAGTCGATCGCAATCGCAGGGTCGTAAGAAGAAAATGGGGAGTATGTCATCTGAATGTCGTCCTATTCTTAAGTCGTTCTAAAAAAGATTGAACCTGCTGAGGTACAAGCCCTGGGTGTACACGCCCGACGTTCTCAATGATTGACAACATTTCATTGAGCCCGAACGCGCCGATAAAGACCTGTTGGATAATCGTGATGCCCATGATTACGTCGAGACCATGAGCGAGCGCACAGAGCCACAAGATGATGAATTTTTTAATCAGACCGTTCGCGCCTTTTTTACTGTCGTACTCGCCGAGCCGCAGGGCTTGATACATGCCCGATAAATAATCGCTTAACATCAGAACGAGGAACCACTGCATGGCTAAATGAACATTGTCGAACGCAAGCGCCCAGACATAGCCAATGCACGCGCCGATACCAAGGACGATCCGTTCCAAATAGTTCGGTAGTAGGTCGAAAAAGAACTCTCGCAACATGAGAAACTCCCGGTTTTCGTTGGGCAGACGCTACCACGTACTTTTTAAAATCCTGAACACTTTTCTCCGTTAGGGTTATTAACGAGTATGAAATACAGATTGCTCTTTGATTTAAAAGGACTATTATGAGTTTTGGCAGATAATCTTTGCCAAAAAATTTATTAAGGAGAACGGTATGGAAATCGTGCGGTGTCCGAAGTGCCATAAACGACTCTTCGATATGTCTGATGATTTACTCGGTACAATCTCCCTTCAGTGCCGACGTTGTAAGACAGTGGTTGTTTTCAAGTTCCCATCCCTGCACGCGCAACCGGAACCCATTGCAGGTCCGTAATTCCAAGGCCTCTGAGCCACCTCTTTTAAGCCAAGCGAGCTTTAAGTAAACCTAAGAGTTTTCTCTTTTAAGGAGATTACTATGGCTGAATTTGCCTCAAAAGGAGTTGCTGGCTCCGCCCTTGGCCTCGGGATCGCGGGCCTCAGTGTTGCACTTTTAAACGGTGGCCTCGGTGGGGGCCTTGGTGGAATCCTCGGCGGCGGAAATACCAACGCCTACGTGGATTCTTTAAATAGCAAGATTGCCGAACTCAACGCCGAGAAATACTCGGACAAGATCGGCATCGAGGTCTTCAAAGCCGCACGTGATTCGGACGCGAAAATTAATTCGCGTTTCGAGGAAATCGCTCGCACAATCGCTGATATGCGTGTCCGCGAAGCGCAGACGGCAGGGAAAATCGATCTCGTTGCCGCGACGGCTAACCAAGGCATTGCTGCGAACTCTGCGGCGATTACCTGCCTGCAGAACACCGTGTCGAGCATCACGAAGATCGTTGTGCCCAATAGTTCCATCTGTCCCGGCTGGGGTAACGTGACAATCACCCCGGCAACTGCAACTACTGCCGGCTAATGTAAGAGGAGGGCATCATGAACCTACACGTCAATAAAATCCCTGACATCGTGACCGAGTTCCTAATGACACGTGTCGTCACAAAAGCGCCTGATTCTGCAATGCAGTTCGGTTTTGGCTTCCTCGTGCCCTATGTGGCCAAGTCGGCCCAGGCTACGGTAAACAATCCGCTGCTCAAGAACCTCGGTGTAGTGACAGGCGACGGCTTAATTGACCTTGACACTGCGCGTGCCTCGGCCAACGAGGCCTTAGCCAAAGCAGGTGGCAAGGTTACGGCGTACGGCATCTCTTTTGATCGTAGCGACATCGATGCCCTTTTTGAAATCGCCAATAAGTATGGAGGTTGATATGGACACGAAAGACCTATGTAAAATGCGCTGTGAGCAAACTAAGGATGCGCTTTTAAAGCGGATTGATGAGATTTTGGACGAGGACTACTTCGGGCATTCTGACGTCCAAGAGATTAAAGATTGCTGGAAGGCCATCTGGTACGCTCATCAGTGTTGTAAAGAAATGTAGTAGCTCAAAGTGTTACCGATTTTCGTGTAACACTTTGAAATTACACTATTTAGGTACGCAAGTACCGTGCACCAAACCCCCTTCCTTCAAACCCCGCATTTCCCTGCATATCCTGTTTTTAAAGCCTTTTTCCTTCCCTGTTTTGCGGTAAACTCGGCATAAGTCGGCATACGTCGGCGTATTTTGTTACTTTTTTGTTACCGAAATTGTTACCGCAACTATGGCTTCCATTTCCAAAACTCCATCGGGCACGTACGCCGTGTCGTACCGCGTGAACGGCAAGCAGACTAAGCGTACCTTTAAAGACAAGAAACTCGCGCTGCGCTTTCGTGACGTAGTGGACATGGACCCGAGTGTTAAGGCGACACGAGTTACCGTGGCCGATTTAATGCTTGCCTACCGCGACAAGATGTCTGCCAAGAAGAGTGGCGCTCGTGCTGAAAGCCTGCGCTTGACTGCCCTGGCGCGCAGGACCTTCGCCTCCATACGCTTGGACAAGGTCACGCACCGAGACCTACAGGCATTCGTCGATGAGCGCACGACCGAGGTTGCGCCGGCAACAGTAGTCAGGGAAGTAGCCACCCTGTCAGCCGTATTCGCTTGGGCAAAATCGCAGGATCTTATTCTGGAAAGTCCGACCAAGGGGCTTGTGCTTCCTCGTCCTCCCGAGCATCGGGAACGTGTGGCCTCGGACGAAGACATCGAGAAGCTGCTTGCCGCCTCAGGCTGGGATGGCAAGAGTCCGCCTTGCAACACTATGCAGACGGTCATCGCCGCCTTCCTCTTCTCGTGTCGGACGGGAATGAGAGCCGGCGAGATACTACAGATTGAAGTATCTTGGATAGACGGCTGCGTAATCCACCTGCCTGCAAGTGCCACGAAGACGGCCACTAGGCGAGATGTTGCCCTCGGTAAAGACGCCCTGCGCCTTCTCGCCCTGGTAAAGGAAGCCAACGGCGATGACCTCTTTCAAATGCGCTCGGGCTTACGAGACGCCCTGTTCCGCAAAGTCCGCGACAGGGCAGGGCTAGGGCCCATGCTCGATTCGCACGGCAACGTTATTAAAGAGGGGCTACACTTCCATGACGGACGCGCGACTTTCGCTACGTGGGCGGCAAGCCCTGACCCCGAGACGGGCGCTCCGCGGCTCGATGTGATGGCGCTATCTCGCCAGACGGGCCACAGAGACCTGAAGATGCTCATGCGCTACTACCGCGCTACGGCACAAGAGATTGCGAAACGGTTGAAGTAGGGGGTGTTATGAGAGACTTTTTTGAGAAGTATAAAAGCGCTATCGTAAACTATGCCGCTATTTTCGGAATAGTAGCCCTTGCCCTTTGTGTCGGTTCAATGTTTAGCCTATCGGAGAACGCGGTACAAGCGCTTCTTGTATTAGGCTTTATGGCAGGTCTCGCTGCCTATCTGCACTTCAAAAAGAATGCAAGCGAAGACGAGAAAACCCTTTCGGCCTGCTTTCTACTCGCATTACTCGCCTCGCCCTTCGTTTTTCTTTTTTACTATCTAATATTTTGACTAGAAAAACGGGGGCATGTGCCCCCGTGTCTGCAATCACGTGAAAGTTATAGCATCACTTCCCCATAAGCTCTCCTTCACCTATGTTAAAAACTGACTCATTGGCTGCGCGATACTGCTTGACGCGCTCCTTGAGCCAGGCTTCTACTTCCTCCCTGACCCAGCGGTTCCTTCCGCCCTCTACTAGCTGGATAGGACGGGGAAACGACGGGTCACGGAGAATCTTTCTCAAGCCTGAAGAATCCTCATCGTAGCCGCAAAGCAGGGCGACCCCTGTGGAGGTAAGCAGGCTCGCCTGTAGCTTCACGACTTCCAAAGCAACCTCTCGTGCGAAATTCTTATCCATGCACTTTCTCCAAAAGAATATCCATTACGCCGCGCTTAGTGGCCAGTCGCTCGGCCACGGCCATGTCTAAAGTGCCGTCGGCTACGATGTTGTAGATGTAGACAGGGCGCGGATGGCCTGCCTGCTTTTGTCTCGTCGGCCCGATGCGCTCGATAATCTGTTCGTGTTCTTCCAGATTCCAACCGCGAGAAAAGAAGACGAGGATATTCCCGCCGTCTTGCAGATTAAGCCCGTGACCACACGATGCCGGGTGCGCGAGAAGCATCTGAATCTTCCCTTGATTCCAGGCGCGAATAGTCGCGGGATTCGAATCGAGTATTTTCGCAGTCGGAAAGGCCTTCCGAATACGATCCAATTCATGTTTAAACTGGTACGCAACGAGAAGTGGCGCACCTGATGCTTCGGAAACAATCGACTCAAGAGCCGATATCTTTTCGTCATGCGTCGTAACATACTTTCCGTCCTCTGTGTAAAGGGCGCCGCCGGCAAGCTGCAAGCACCGTCCTGTCATTGCCGCCGCATTGGGGCTTTCAACCGATTCGCCGTTGGCCAACTCAACGAACAGGTTCCGCTGCATCTCCCGGTAAAGCTCCATGGCCTTCTTGGGAAGCGTGACGTGTACGTCTGCCTCGATAGGCTTGTCGACCGGGAAATAGTCCTCGGTATTAATCTTGAGCGTCACGTCCTGCAGGCGTTCTTGGATTTGCTCATCGGCGAACGGGAGCAAGCGATAACGCACCGCAAAGGCATTCGCTCCGACTCTCTCGGGCGTAAAGAACTGGTCGTGGTAAGAGGCCATGGACGACCCGAGGCGCTTACCCTTGTCGATGAACCACATCTGCCCCCACAGGTCCTCATATCCGTTCGGTGCCGGTGTACCGGTAAGCTCAATAAAGCGCTTGCAGTAAAGGTGAGCCACGCGGCCGAGCTCACGTGCCCTCTGGCTTCCCTGACGCAGACGGAAGGACTTTAAGCGTGTCGATTCGTCTGCGACGATGATCTTGTATGGCCACTCGCGTCCCCAATACTTGACTAAATCAGGGATGCGCTCGTAGTTAACGCAATACACGTCCGCTGTGGACGTGATGACATTGAGAAACTCGTCCTTGCTGCCGACCGCTGAGATAACGTGCAAGCCCCTAAGATGCTCCCACTTGCGAGCTTCCTCCGGCCACGTTGTTGCCGCCACGCGCTTGGGTGCGAGCACAAGCACAGGCCCGTCTTCGAAAAAGTCGAGGACCTGCTTGAGCGCAGTCAGGGTAGACACGGTCTTGCCCAGACCCATGCCGGCCCAAACGGCCAAGCGCGGATGCTCGACAATCGCATCAATAATGCGCTTCTGATACGGACGCGGCGTAAAAGCTGTCATGACAGAATCCACGGGCACATGGCATAAACAACGCCGAACACCGCCATGGCGATAACGGTCGCCAGACCGAAAGATACTTTCAGCGCAAAAACGAATGCTTCATCTAGTTCTTTCATTCGAATCTCTCCATTTTTTCCGGTGCGTAGCGCCAGGCGATGATTTCTTTATGTGGAATTCGCTTGTCTTTATAGAGTAGCGGACGAAACTCGTCGCCCCTACGCACGGCATACAGACAGATGCTCAGGGCGTTCACGGTGCTCCTGACCTTTGCAAGAATCCGCAGATTCTTAATTGGCCACGTCGTCTCATCGAAGGGCTTGAATGCTGTCCACGTCACCATTGCTTACCCTCCGCTCGGCGTGCGTGGATGTCGACTTTCTCTTCGTAAAGCCGGCTGGTTTGCGCATCGCCCTTGTCTTTGGCCAAAAGGACGTTCATTCGGAAAAGCACCTCGGCCATCCCTTCGTGCTCTAAGAATGTGCTTTGCGACGAACCATTCCCCTGGCGATTAAGAATTCGTGTGCACAAATCCATGCAGGCCTTCGCAAGCTCGCGCTCATGCTCAATGCGACTTCCGGTCTTGGCCAAAATAAGAAACTTTTGATTCACGTGATGCTCCTTTAAACTAAATCCAGAGGACTTACATCCTCACTGTCAATAACGAATACCCGACAACCTGCCTTCTCCATCCTGGCGATCTCTCTCGCTTGGTGCGGGCGAAGTTTCTCGCCCGGCGCCTTGAACTCAATCCAGTAGTGACGGCCATTGACCATGACAAAACGGTCAGGGGCACCCCGGCGCCCTTCCCAGGCGCACTTGCGCACGTCAAGCCCGAGCGCTTTGCACCGCGCTAGGAACTTATTAATCACACGACCCTCGGGCGTTGTCATGCTTTCGCTCCTTTGCCCTCAGCAACTCGATCGTAAAATTCGTCAATCACTTCTTTTGCCTTCGCAAGGATTTCAACCCCAACCCCGAGGGCGTGATACGCGGGTACGACAAGCGTCACACAACCTTCCTCACCGTCGAACGTTATGTGAAGACGTCCCGTCTCAACGTCCTTCTCGACGGCCATTCCCGTTGCCTTAATACAAAGATCCTTACAACTCACTTCACTCATCGTTAGTCCGCCTTCTTGTATCGATTGCCTACAAAGCCGTCTACAGCGAGCGGTAGCCCCCTGTAAACCGTACTTGTAGGCTTAGTCATAACGGATACCAAGAAGTCGTAGGCCTTTCGGCCGTTGACTTCCGGCACCTCACACACAATCTCGTCATGCACGTGCATCACAGGGCGCATGCCGGCCTTCTCCAGGCGCACAAGCGCACCGCACAGAAGGTCGCAGCTTGTCGCTTGGACAAGGTTTTCCACGCACTTGGCCCCGTGGGTTTCGAGTCGGCACCATTTGCGCACTTTCTGATCAATGCCGAGGTACGTGAAGGACCCCGACTGCTCGTCGTTAATCTTCGGCTTGGCATACACGAGCTTGCGACCGGCAGGAAGGCGTACCGTCAGATACTGACCGTCGTACTTGGCCACGATGCCGCGGCGCACGGGAAACTCGATGCCGGGGTTCTCGATGGCATTAATGCAAGCCGTGCCGACTAGGTCCCAAAACTCGGCAATATGCGGGTTGGCCAAGCGCCAAGCGCGCTTGACAGCGTCAACCGCGACGAACGTGTGCTTGTCTAAACCACACGTGCGGTCGTTCTTGACGAACCAATCCCAAGACTTGTCAGCCTCGGCCACAATGACGGGATCGAGGGCGGCGTAAATGTCATCGGCCACAGCCTTCAGATTCATTCCGTACCCGTTGGCGAACGTGACAAACGCACCCGCTCCGCCCCCATACCCCAGGGCAAGCTCTAGCACTTTGCCCATTTGCCGTTGCGGCTTCGTCACCTCGTCCGGACGAATGCCGAATGTTTTGCCGTACGTCATCTTGTACAGGTCGTGTCCGTGCCCTGCATCGAAATCACAAAAGGCCTTGAGCTTCCATTCCTCACCGGCAAGCCACGCGAGCACACGTCCTTCCACGTTGCTCCAGTCGGCCACGGCAAAGGTCTTGCCCTCGGGCGCGACGATGAGGCCTCGCAGACACGTGGAAAGGACCGGGCGCACGTCTTCATAGAAAGACTCTGCCACCCCTGCTTTGATCAGGTCGATAGCCTCGAAAAAGCCTGCCTCCTTGAATGCAGGACGTGCCAGGTTCTGCGGTTGGAAGATGCGCCCGGCAAAGCGACCGGTTCGCATCGCACCGCGAAATTGAAGCGTGCCGCGCAAACGCCCGTCCGATGACACGGCATCGAGCACCTTCTCGTACTTCGTAGCGCTTGTGGCCGCGCTCGCAAGACGTAGGCGCAAGAGGTCTTTGACCGGCTCCGGCACATCGTCGGCGTCAATCTTTCGCTCGACTTCGGCCTTGGTCATAGACGACAAGCGCCAACCGTACTGCTTCTGTATGAACTCGAGCATGGCGTCGCGCTGCGTGGCCCGAGTTACTTCGCCGCCGGTGAGCTCCGCCGTACGCATAGCGAGGCCCTCCTTGTGCTCCTTATCAAGGCGCAAGGCACCCTTGGCTAACTCTTGGTCGATAAGGTACCCACGGCGGTTAATGGCAGCGTCCGTGAGCTGGATCTCGCGCTCTTCCTTCGTGCAGTTGAACTTCGGGAGGCGCTTGAACACCTCGCGCATGGACACGATGTCCATACGACAATATTCTTTGAATAACTCCCAATCGGCAGGGCGGTTCTCTTTCGTCGCTCTGCGGTCCTTCCAGTTGGAGGGTAGGGGTTTGCAGAAAAGGTTCACAAGCCGTGAGCCGTCGGCCATCTTCGATTCGCTCTCGGCAAGTCCGAAGACCTTGCACAGGTCCGCAAGCGCACCGGGAAGGCCGTGCTCGTAGGCAATGACCATCGAATCGATGATGCGCTTGGGGCTCCAGTCGTACTGGGGCAATACGTTCGCGAGCACGACTGAATCGAACTGCATGCCGTTGTGGAACACAAGGCGCGTTGCCTCGTCACGCAAGGCCTTGTCAAGCTCGGCCGGCACAGGCTCGCACGTTGCGTCCCACACCTTGGCAGGACCATCGGCGAGCGCATAGCCGAAAAGCAAAAGCTCCGCTGTCTCTGCGTACTTGTGCGTGCCGACACTAATCGGCGTTTGGTTGAAAGATTCGATGTCCGCAAAAACTAACATTGCTTTTCCTTAAAAAATGTCGCGGGGTAACCGGACGACAGGGACACGGAAATGACGGCAACGTATACAAGCCAAAACCGGAAACCCTTTAGAACCCGAGGGAATCAACAAAAACCCCGGGCCGCCGGAGAGTCCACCCATCGATGGACGAGCACTACATCCCCCGGTTCCCCGATAAAGCCTCCGTCGCCAGGGGCTTTACCGGGAAGGCTCCGTCAGGAGCCAACCCGATGTTCTACTTAGCTAAACGCAGCCAACTCGTCCGCGAAGTCGTCGTTAGCTGCAACCGGCGTGGCTAATGCCTCGAAGTCGTCAGCCGTCGCACGGATTCCGGAGCCCTCGAACGGTTCACCCTCTTTACGGAAGTGAATCGAAACGAGCTCGAAGGACACGCCTTTTGAGCCGCTTGCGTCGTAGCACCAGGACTGCACGACCACGTCAATGTAGTCGCCGGACCTGGGCATATCCGTTTGCGCTGTAAGCACACGCTTTAAGTCAGCCGAGTACACAATCGGAGCACCGTTCTCCTCCCGGCGCTTTGCATTGATGTACCAGCGTTGGCGGTCGGTATCGTGCTGCAGGCCACGTGTGTTCTTGTTCTCCTTAGCGGCAGCAAAAACACGCTCGGCCTTGTCACCGAACTTGGCCACAAAAGCCTCTTTCATGCCCGCAGCGACTTTCTGCAAGTTCTCCTTGTCGTCTTCCGCGATCACAATCTGGGCGCTGTAGAACTTGCGTCCGTCTTGCGAGTAGCGGTTCTCTTGAGCGGCCACCAGGCGCGGAAAATTAATCCGCACATTTTTCAAAATAATTTTTGCCATAATTAAATTCCTAGATAAATTAATCAACGTTTTTAATTCTCAATCGCTTCGAAATCAGATGAACTTGCCGCCGTAATCGCCGGCCGTTTATCTGACTCCTCTACGACTGAGGGTTTACCCTCGGACTGCGTGACGCAGTCACGGATTTTTTGCTGCTGTTGGGTACCCAGCAGTTTCGGATTGGCCTTTAAGGCCGCCTCGAATTTGGTCGGAGAAATGAGCTTGAAGTCGTACATTTCCTCACGCTTCAAGCGCATGCTCTTCATTAATCTTTCAACCTCAGCCTCATCGGCCCACTTACGCGGGCCCTTGCGACCGGCGACTAGCTTGTAGCCGGGAATCGTCTCGCCTTGACCGAGGCGCGCCGCGACGGACTCTCGGACCATCTTGGTGAAGGACTCCAGGGCAGGAAGCAGGCTGTAGGCCTTGGCCAACTTCTCCGGATCGTCCGGAACACGGATGACCTGGATAGCCTCGGGCTTCGGTTCGTCCGCTTTGTAGTCCACAAGCGCAGCCGAAGCTGCTTGTTCAGCTAACATCGGGCACTTGGCTTTGCCACGGCACCACCGGCAAACGGACTCGTTACAGCAGTAATCGTCCTGCCCGATCGTCGGCTTTTCCTCTTCGTTGTAAAAGCGGATTGCCTTCTCGGCGCGAGGCCGCACATTCGCCTTGAACGCCTCCAACTGCTCGGGCGTCAGCTCCCACTGGTTCACACCGCCGGCACGCGGCTGCACGATGGCCAAATGCACGTGCTCGATATCGTCGTAAAGCAGCGAGACCTCGTCCCAGAGCGCGGCCGCGTAGATCGAAAGCTGCTCGTTTCGTTCAGCTGACACGGGCACGCCGGCGCCGTACTTAAGGTCAATCACCCACAGGTGGCCGGGGTAGGCGATAAGGCAATCAATCGTGCCCTTGGCTCCTTCCTCGGACGTAACCGGCGAAACGTCGACCGGATGCTCGAACGCGATGTAAGCACATTCGTCCGCTGCCTTTGCCTCGGCAATTCGTTCAGCTACGAAGCGCACGTACTCACCGACGTACTCACCCATCTCCCGACCACAGTCCTCCGAGAAACGGATGTCCGCCGGCGTGCAAGGCGCATCCTCGAACATTTGCCGAAGCGTTCGTTCAGCTAGGGAATGCGCCTTTGTGCCTTCCTCGGCATAGGGTGAGGATAGATTGGGAACGCCCTTTTCCAGCCAGGCGGAAGCCGGGCAACACGCCCAGGTGTGGGCGTGGCTCGGACTTAATATTGCATGTTTGCCCGGCATCGATCATGCCTCCTTCAAAGCCTTATCGGCGTTTGCGCAGAAAATCTGAACCTGCTCCGCCGTCAGGGCGGAAAGTTTTTTCACGCCCACCGAGTCCAAAAGGCCCCGGAGTGCATCGGCGCCGCGGTTCTTTAAAAGCGCGGTCGCTTTGCTGCGGGCATCGGCCAAAGAAAACGCCTGCGGCTTTTCTTCCGAAATTTTTCCCGCGGCCGCTTGTTCAGCTACGGGCGCAGATTCGTGTTTGGCCTTTTGCAGCGTTTCGGCTGCTTTGGCAGGCGCTTCGAAAGGCGGGTCGCTCGGGTCCTCGCCGGGCTTGACCGGGATCCCGTCTTTTTCCACATCTTCACAGCCGCCGGCCTCCCAGTCCTGGGCGGTTCCGCGGACATCATCGCGTTCGCGCTCTGCGGGCGAGCGGTCCGACCGGTCGAAGCGCTCAGCGTTCGCTGCGCCTCGGACGGCCATCGCCGCAGCCAGTTTCTCAAGTGCCCCGGCATGCGCTTGCAGGGCGCCGGCTAGGGCTTCAAGTGAACTTTCAAGACTCATAACTAAAACCTCCGTTTGTTGTTACTTTTAAAAGCCGGCCGGCGTCTCGTTAGGATCTCGGTCAGTGTGAAAAAAGCACCGGCCGGCTTTTAAAAGTGCCCCCGAAGCCCGGGGGCGCAGCGGTTAAGAAAAGCAGCAAGCGACCACGTCATTAAAATGGTCATCCTCAGCACTCAAAGCCAGGGCATGCGCATCGATGCCCCGCTCATAGCAATACTGGCGAAAGCGCAGTGCATCGGCCGCGGTCGCTTCCGCGCCCAGGCGGTCCCGGATGTCCGCGAGCTCATCGCTGAGCGTGTCCAAAATGTCCGCCCGATTTTGGCGGAACCACTCAGCGCCCCACTGGCGCGGGGTCCAAAGCTTGTCGGGCACCGTCATACTTTCCGCCCACTCCCAGGGGCACCCCCAAGGGGTGGCGCTTTCCCAGTCGGATACGCCTATGTCATCAGCGGCCTGAAAACCGGCCGTAAAGGTTTCCCGCTGAAACGGCCCGAAATCTTTAAAAATAATTTTTTTCATTTTTTTATCTCCTAAAAAATATTGATGATCCCCTCGACCGCGAGCACCTCTAAAAGCACGCTCGCAGCGAGCACGGCGAGAAAACCGATAACCCACGATGAGGGCAGGCCGTCGCTCATAGCCGTGACCACATAACGCAGCGCTCATCGCACGCCAACCAAATCTCAGAGGCGAGCGCCGCATCAAACTCAACTCGGTAGCCACACGGCGAGCAGTCGCGGGCGCCGACCACTTCCGCCAGGGCCTCCGGAAAGGCCTTTGAGTACTCGCTACTCATCGAGGCCACCACATACCAGAGGCGATTTTTTAAATCGATGCCGGTTTTCTTTTCAAAAACCGTGATTGCCCGGAGGATGTTTCGTTTCGCTGGGCTTGCCGGGATTTGAGAAATATGCGAGACATCAAGCAGCATGATCAGGCCCCCTTTTTCTGCTGTTCGATCGCGGCCCGGGCGGACGGTTCGAGCTCCGCACCGAGCCGATTAAGCAGCTCGAAACACGTCCAATAGATCGCCCGGCTGTGGGCGCTTGCCGCGGCCACGATCGCCGCATCGCCGTCCCAGTCGCCCCGGTCCGGGTCTGCCTGATAGCCGATCTCATCGTCGCCGTCAGTTAGGACGGCATCGACGTAGCTTTTAGCGATGGTTGCCGTCTCTGTATCAGATAGATAAAGGCAAATGCTGCGATACACGCCATAAGGCTCACCGGCACAGCGGTCCAGAGGCTCCCAGGCGCCGGCGTCTAGGCTTTCGTCAACGGTGACGCGCAGAGAGGTGCGCGGAATTTGAAGGGTGCTTATACGATTAACGCTCATGATCAGGCCTCCGCATAGTCGCGAATTAGCTGGGCGACATCAGCGCCGGCACCGGCGTCCGTGTCGACGTCTACGGACAGGCTCTCGCTCGCCCAGCTGTAATTGAACGTGAGCCGGTCGCGATAGCTGTCATAAGTGAAAGAGGCGGTAGGCCCGCCAAGGGCGGCCGTTGCCTCTGCTTGGTACTCGCCGTTATCGTTGCGATACACCTGGAAATCGAGCCAGGATTCCGCATCCTGATCTTCAAGATAGGTCGCCAGGGCATTGGCCGCCTCGGCTAAAAAATCCGGGTTACGTAGTGCGCTGGTATTGAAATAGGCGTTACCTAGATAGGCATTGCATTCTGTTTTAGCAAATGCCTCATAAAAAGCTGTTGCGTTTGTCATTTTTTAGATCTCCGTATTTAAAAAGGTTGTTTGAGTTAGAGCAGCGAGCCCGCAGCCATCACCAGGGCGAGGGCGGTCACTACAAAGGCAAAGCCGGCCAGAGCGACACCGGCTATAAAGAGGTAATCGCGGAATGTCATTTTTTATGTCTCCTAGAAAATATTAGTTCGTAATTAGTGTTTCTTTAGTAATGTGTACTATACGCGTTTAGTACGTAAATGTACAGATAACGTATAAGAAAAGTTTGACCAAAATCAAAAGAACCGTAAAGAAAAAAGGTGCGCCGGTGCTTTTCCAGGGGGGTGCTGTCGGCGGGTGCGTGCAATCTTTTGCGCATAGATAACTGTTATTATTTGAGCAGTTATCTATTTGTAATTTTTTGCATGAAAAAACGATAATACATTGATTTATAAGGGAAAGTGATTTCGGTGACGCTTATAAAAAGTTTTAAATGTGTGAAAAAGTATTAAAAAAGAAAGTCCTATAGGGGGTTTTAAATAACCGTCACCATCGTCACTGAACGGCATATAAGTGGCTGAATATAAAAGGAATTTTATAAAAAGTGTGTAAAATCAATGGTTAGCAGTGATTTACATATGTGGAAAGTTGCAAAGAGGCATTTTCAGGGCCCCTCCCCGGCTGGGTGCGTGCTTAAAAAATAGGCACGCTTTACAGTCGGAAAATCGGGGGCTTTTCGGCAGGCTCGCCGGCACCGATGCCCGTGGCAGGTCGCAGCGTCTTAGGCTCTCAGCCCTCAGGCGCTCATGGCTCCCAAGCTCTAGGCTCCTAGGCTCTCAGGCTCTCAGGCTCTCAGGCTCTCAGGCTCTAGGCTCTAGGCTCTAGGCTCTCAGGCTCTCAGGCTCTCAGGCTCTCAGCCCCGGGTAGCCGTGTGGCCGTGGCGAGAAATGTAAAGATTGCCTAAAATTTGGGCTGTATTCATCGTGCGCGAACCCTGGGGCGCTTATGGCAGTCTACAAACTCAAGGCTGTAATGCTGCGACGGGCAATCGACGCCCTGGACGCCGGTTTTAGCCTCCGAGCCGTGGCAGATGCTACGGGCATACCGCTCAGCACGCTACACGCGGCACAATCCGGGAAATTGGCCTATCTTTTTGAGGGGGATGTTTATGCTCGATCTTTTTGCGATAAGCCAGGCAGCGCCCGAGCCGGGCGCGGCCGACAAGCCGGAAACAAAACCCCCGGAGAAACTTCTTAAAAAAGCAGCGGGGGTGGGGGTACCCCCAAAAAATTTTGAAGAATCGAGGGGGAATATCGACCAAGTAGTAGACCCTCCCAAAATCCATCCTGACCTTTGCAAAAAAGTACAAGGCCCTCTTATCTCCGCCTCCCCTACTCCGGTCAAAGGCAAGTATCCGAGGGTCAGTGCGATGGTCAAACCGCCGACAGAAGAAGCGCTGCGAGAAGAAGGGGTGATTGTGGAGGATGCAGACGATCCGAGGCGCACGGACAAGTGGCAGCCGACGTGGCGGGCGAGGGAAAAGTCGCCGAGCAAGAAAGGCTGGCATGCGAACATTAATGCGGTTCATTTGGTGGAATCGAAGGCGCAACTTCCGAAGCCTGACGTGATTAACTGGACGGAGTACCTGAAGGGGCGCAAGAAGTTCACTGCACTCCCGTGGGATGAGATTGAGCCGGACATTTTGAACTTTATTGCAGCAGGCGGGACAGTAGCGGCCTACTGTTTGGCAAGCGGGTTGGACCGTAACACGGTTCTAAGGCACCAATTGGTTGTGCCGGCGTTTGCAGCCTCTCTGGCAGAAGCGAGGAAAGCGGGGGCAGACGCTCTGGCGGCGGAAGCTTTGACGATTGCATCGACGCCGATGCTCACTGAAGAACGGATAACGGTCTTTGACAAGAACGACGAGGTTGTTACCCGGAGTGTGAAGCTGGCTGATAACACATACGCGCGGAAGTTGGCATTTCAAGCGAGAATGCAGCTGTTGGAGAAGTGGGCACCTGAGAAGTACGGACCGAATGCGAAGGCAGAAGTGAGCGGCGGGATGGCCGAGAAGCTACGAGCGGCGCGTGATCGGATCCGCACGAAGCTCAAGGAGGATCGACGGGCGGCTAAGGCTGCCGATGCCTCCTGAAGACGGCCCATCCGTCCACGTAGGCCACGATACGGTCCACGGGCACGTTTTGTCCTGAGGCGGTCTTGAGGGTGATACGGCCGAGGGAGACCGAGGGCGTACCGAGCACGAGGGCCTTACCTCCGTTATCGAGTGCTACGACGCCGACAGCGGGTGCATCTGGCTCTAAGCGAGGCCTATCGGGGTAAGGCTCGACGGCGAGGTAAAGAAGGGCGCCCCGGGGCACGACGGGAGCCAAGTCGTCGGTGGGCATATAAGCGGTAAGCGTCGGCTCATCACCCTCCTCTCTTGCGACAGTGACGGCGGTCTCCCAAGCCTGCGCCCTTTTCTCATCATCAAGGAGCACTTCAGGCTCGACGTGGCACGACGGGGTTGCCGGGCAGATGGCGGCCCTGCGCTCTTTGGCTGTTGTGAGGTCACCCTGGGCGAGGGTCCTTACGACACCGGTCTCGCCGTCTACGATAGGCTGCGTGCGCAGCGCCCACGGGTCGACGTTAAGCGCCTTGGCCAACGCTCGAACGGTCGCGTCACGGGGTGTCGATTTGGAGGTCAGGGTACGAGATATTGTTGGTTGAGGTATCCCAGAACGTCTCGCAAGTTCGTTATTAGACAACCCGTATCTTTCGCAGAGTATCTTGATGTTATTGGCGAAAATCGAAGCCATATGGCGTTATCCTTTGTTTTTTAAAGGCGGCATTGTACACACGCATAATACGAATTTCATACTTTTTAGTAACTATTTGCTAAATCTCGATTGTGCGAGTATAGTACGTATACAGTTCGTTATTGATACAGGAGAGAACATTGGCCTTGAAACGACCTATTGAAATGGTGCGCGAGTTGCAAGCATGGGGCCTTTCCCTTTGCCGCATAGGACGCGAGTGCCACCTTAGCGAGCCCTCATTGCACCGACTGTCGAAAGGACTCGTAAAACGTCCTCGCATTGAAACCGAACTCAAAATACGCAGCTTGTACGACAAGTACATCGGGAAGGGCATCTAATGGCTTTTTCCGAATATCTCCAGCAAAGCAATTGGCATCCAACGGCGGCAAGAGTATCGAGCACAGAGTTTCTCCTTCTTGTTTGAGGTAATGGCTTTGACAACACAATTATCGCAGGCAAGAAGGAGTCCTTTTTAGGTAAGAAAAAATGATTCGTGAGCAAGGCGCGAAGTTAGTAAGCAAGGGCTATGCCGTCATTCCGGTCAGGCCCAACAGTAAGATTCCGAGTATCCCCTCATGGCAGAAAAATCCGCTTTCCGAGCAGGACTGCCTTTCCCGTCCGGAGGACGAGGGTGTAGGGCTTCTTTGCGGGTATGGCGATAACCCCGTCTTGGGGATTGACTGCGATATCGAGGACGATGCGGATCTTGCAGCATCCGTTCGCAATCGCTTCGATACGATTCTTCACTTTGAGGAAACGAACCCGATTCGGCACGGTAAACGACCGAAGTTCATGATTCTCGGGGCTATGAAGTCCAACGAGCGTTTCTCAAAGATGTCGTCTGTCAAGTACACCAAGGACGGTGGCAAAACGACCGTACAGGTCGAAATGCTCGGAGTCGGCCACTACTTCGTGGCCTACGGCATCCACCCGGATACAGGCAAAGCCTACGAGTGGGAAGAGGGTCTAATGGGCGCCGGGCCCGAGGACTGGAGTCCTTCCGACTTTGTTCCTATCACGCTTGAAGATCTTAAAGCGTGCATTGCCGCCTTTGAGGAGGAAGTGGCCAAGCGCGGAGGCTACCAACCTGTGGGCTCGGCAACCGGGAGCACGGAGGTGCTTGATTGGACGAGTCGGGAGCCGCAGAAAGCACCGATGGAGCTTAAGCCCCATTTCGTTGAGAAGGTCTTAGAGGACCTGACGACGGAAAAGAAAATCGATGCAGACAGTTACGACAACTGGATCCAGGTCGGCATGGCGCTGCATCACCAGTTTGAAGGGGGTGTTGAGGGTTTGAATATTTGGGACACCTGGTCAGCATCCTCTGCAAAGTACAAGCCCGGCGTCTGCGCGACCAAGTGGGCAACCTTCGGCAAGTACCCGGCCAAGATGAAAACGATGCGCTCGTTTGTCTACGCCTGGTACGCCTTGGGGCTAAACGGGAAATACTCGTTTTGTGAAACGGGCATCGTTCACCGCATTATCCGAGAGTCGGGTGACAGGATTCGGTTTCTTGCCGACGCGAATCGCTTCCGCGAGTGCAACAAGCTTACCGGCCGATGGATTGATACGGACGACGTCTGTATCCAGCATCAGATTTTCAACCAGATTGAGTATGGACTAGAAGACGAGGCCAAGGACATCAAGGAGCAGGGCTTTGAGGAACGAGCAACAGCATTACTCTCTTTCCGCTCCAAGTGCCGGGCCTCGATGAGCCGTGTTTTGACAAGTGTTTGTAAGGACATGAAAGCGACGACGACGGCCAAGTTTGCTGACTTTGACGCAGATGCGAATTTATTCGGTGTCGGGAACGGCGTTTTGGACTTGGCCAAGGGGCGCTTCTTGGGGGCAAAGCCCGAGCTCATGATTTCTAAGGGTTCTTTCGTGGACTATGTCGAGGGAGCGAGAAACGCCCGTTGGGAGCAGTTTATCCAAGAGGTTACCGGGGGCGACGAGACAACGGCCGATTACCTGCAGCGCGTCGTCGGGTATGCGATGAGCGGAGTGCCGAATCAGCACCTGATGTTCTTTTTAATCGGCCGCGGGTGTAACGGCAAGTCCGTGTTTCTCAACACGCTTTCGAAGGTGTTCGGGAGCTATCACAAAGCTGTGCCGGCGGACTACTTCACGATGACGGAAAAGCAGGTACAGGGGACCGGTAAGGGGCCCGATGCAACGCTCGTGTCCATGGCGGGCTCAAGGCTTTGCGTGAGCGCGGAGACGGCGCTCGGCGCCTCGATGCAAGAGGCAGTGATTAAACGCCTAGTGAGCCGAGACGTCCTTACGGCTCGTGCTTTGTACAGTAACTCCGTGATGGAGATTATTCCGACATGGGTTTTGTTTGTGGCCACGAATCACTTCCCGGATGTGCGTACACGAGACAAGGGCACCTGGAGACGCATCCGAGCCATCGAGTTCGGCGTGGACTTTGACGACGGCAAGCACGAGATGGACCCGTGGCTTGAAGACAAGTTGGCACAGAACCTGCCCGGCATTCTCAATTGGTGCATCGAGGGCTATCGCAAGTACCGCAAGTACGGCCTTACGCAGTCCGATTCAGCGAAGGCCTTTACCGAGCAGCTGCAGGAGCAGGGCAACTACATCGGCCGTTGGCTTTCCGATACGTGCGTTAAGAGTGCCGATGCCGAGGTGCTGCTCAAAGATGCTTTCGCCTCGTGGCGCGCATGGAGCGCCAAGGAGGGTGGGTTTGAGTATTGCCCCAATGACAAGGTGTTCGGACAATCGCTTGTGGAGTGCGGATTTAACAAACATAAGACGAACAAGGGGTTACTGATGCAGGGCTTTCGACTTCTTACGGACGAGGAGTTAGCTGCCAGGCAGGAAGCCGAGGACGAGGAAGAGATTCGGGAATTGTTTATTTAAAAGGAGGGAAACACATGGTCGATATGGTTAATCATCCGCCGCATTACGAGCAGCAGTCGATTCGTGTTGAGCCGATTGACATTCTGCAGTTTGCCCCGTTTGATCTGGGCAATGCCTTGAAGTACATCATCCGGTCAAAGCATAAGGGCAATGAATTGCTGGACTTGAAGAAGGCTGAGTTTTACTTGCAACGTATCGTAGACAATGAAAACTTCACACACCGAGAGCATATCAACTGGTTTGCGGAGCAGTACGGACACTTAGTTCGGCGTTTTGAAGGCTGTGAGACGTTCGAGTGGCATACGTGTGCTGATGTAACACGCATTCTTAATGATGTGCAAGAGCGTATTGAGACTCTAGAGAAGTGAAGGTTTGGGTTGTTCCGGAGGGAGCCGAGCAAGCATCCTTGCCCCCGCTTCTCGGCTCCCGATGGACTTGGAGAAATCATGGACGAAAGAGAACGAATTATTGCGACGCACTACGGTTTGCGTCATCAGTTGGAAAAGACGCAAGAGGAGTTGCGTGAATTGAACACTGCAATCTTGAAGCATCTTGCCGGCCCGACACCGAAAACACGAGAGGCTGTGATTGAGGAAGCGATCGACTGCGAGGTGCTGTTCGAGCAACTCAAGTATCTATTGAGCGTGGGCGATCGAGAAGCCAACTTGTACAAGGATTTCAAGATTAACCGCCAGCTGGCACGTATCGGAGAATGGGAGAAGATACCCAAGGGAGGGGACAATGTCGGGCAATGACGTCTTCTTCGCGGACCTTGCTGCGTGTTACGACGACCCCTTAAGGTTCGTCTTGTGGGCGTTCCCGTGGGGCACAACGCCTGAGCTTTCGCTTGTGACGCTCAAGGAGCCGTGGGCCTCGCGGTATCCCGGTTGCAAGTACGGCCCCGACAAGTGGGCCTGCGAAGTCCTCGACTACATCGGCGAGCAAGTCAGGGCCAATGCCTTTGACGGCGTGCACGCCGTTAAGCCCGTACAGGTCGCCGTGGCTTCAGGCCATGGCTTAGGAAAATCGGCCATTACGGCATGGCTCGTCTGCTGGATTATGGCCACTCGCCCTGGGGCAAAGGGGGCCGTTACCGCAAACACGGCTTCGCAGCTTGAAACGAAAACGTTCGCTGAAATCTCCAAGTGGCTTAAACGCTCGCTTGTCCGAGATATGTTCGACATCAAGGCCTCGTCCGTTGTTCAAAAGGATGAGCCGGAATCGTGGCGAGTGGACGCCCTTACGTGCCGAGAGGAAAACTCGGAAGCCTTTGCCGGCCAGCATGCCGCATCCTCGACGTCTTTCTACATTTTCGACGAGGCATCGGCTGTGCCCGACAAAATCTGGGAAGTGGCCGAGGGCGGTTTGACCGACGGCGAGCCCATGTGGTTTGTGTTCGGAAACCCGACACGCAATACGGGGCGATTCAAGGAATGCTTCGGGCGTTTTCGTGAACAGTGGAAAACGTTTCAGATTGACTCACGTGAAGCCCAGATTACGAACAAAGAGCAGATTGCCGTCTGGGCCAAGGAGTACGGAGAGGATTCGGACTTCTTCCGTGTTCGTGTCCGTGGCCAATTCCCGAATGCTTCGACGACGCAGTTCATCCCGACCAAGCTTGCCGAGGATGCCATGGCCCGTCCTGCGCCGGCTCGTCACCATATTGCTACGGCGATTGTCGGCGTGGACGTGGCACGCTTCGGCGATGACGATACCGTCATTGTGACTCGCTTCGGGAAAGATGCGACGACACCCTTTGCGCGTTATCACGGTCTTAGTGGAGACCGAGTCATTGCCTTGGTCAAGGCCAAGATTAACGAGCTTTACCGTGAAGGATTCGAGCGTGTTTATGTGTTCCTTGACGAGGGGGGCTTAGGCGGAGCCATTGTGGACGTCCTACGAGCCGATGGGTTCCGAGAAGTGCGAGGCGTGAATTTCGGCCAAGGGGCAGACGATCCCGAGCTTTACCCTTTCAAGCGCGAGGAGATGTGGGCACGCATGAAGAAGTGGCTTGAGTTTGGCTCCATTCCGAATGACCAGCAGTTGCTTGATGATTTGACCGGCATCGAGTTTGAATACGATATTAAAGGGCGACCGAAGCTCGAATCGAAGGCAGACATGAAAAAGCGCGGACTGCATTCGCCTGACGCGGCCGACGCTTTGGCGCTTACGTGGGCCTATCAAGTGCGAGAAGTCTCCGACAGAACCGTCGGACCTGAGCGTGTACGAGGCGGTGCCGATGCTCCCAGGAAGTTTGATCCCTTCGATTTGAAGTTCTGTACACGTAGATAACTCGTTGATTTAGAAAGAGAAAAATCCTGAACGCCCAAAAGTGTTCAGGATTTTTTATTTTCGGTGCGAAGATAGTGTAAAGCCTCGCGATGTTGCTGCATCCGAGGCGCGACAGATACCTGACTTGTGAGGCGTATCCATGTACCGAATTTTACCAGAGCCAAAGGACATAACAAGCGTGTTGGCGAAGAAAAATAAGAACGGATGGGAACGGGTGTACGTGTTCGCGGTTTGTGTTGGTCGAATCGGCTATGCACTGATTCCTTGGGCGTTTCTTTATGTGTTACTGACTCTTTTCGGAGGGTGCGTAATTGTTTGAGCTTCACGAACTTTCTTACCAAGAGCTTGAGCAGTGTCCCGGCTTTCTCGATGTGGCAACGGAGTATCAGCAAGAGACACAGAACATGGCCATCGGTGACCCCAGTGTGCAGTTCGACCGGTATCGGGAGCTTGACAAACTCGGAAAGCTCAAGTGCCTGGGGGCTTTTGAAGACGGGGTGCTTGCGGGCTTGGTGGGGGTGACGTTAGCACGTAGCCAACACTATGCCTTCCCGATTGCAACGATGGAGTCGTTCTACTTGCGTAAGGCGCATCGCAAGGGTGCCAATGGCTTACGGCTTCTTCGGGCAACGAAGGAGATGGCCAAGCGTGAGGGGGCACCGGGCTTGGTGATTATGGCTCCCCCGGGGTCAAGTTACGACAAGCTGTGCGAGAAGCTCGGCATGGTGCATACACATAACGCATATTGGTGCAAAGCATGAAGATAGTTGCCAAAAGTAGTCCGACGATTCCCGCTTGCTCCGAGGAGAGCAAGGAGCTTTTTGCTCGTGCCATCGATCGCTTTAAGGACCTGCCCCAAGCCGAGATTTACACCGAACACCACCTGCACGCAGGTGTGTATTCCCGAACGATCCACATTCCCAAAGGCGTTTTGATTATCGGCGTGGAGATGCAGTGTGCAACGCAGCTGGTGCAGTACGGTCACGGGTTCTTTACCGATGGCAACGGCACCAAGGAGATGCACGGATACCTCGTTTTGGAAGGGCTCCCGCATCGGCAGTGCGCCTTCCTTGCCACGGAGGACACGTGGGCAACGATGTTCTTTGCGACCAATGCCAAGACGGTGGAAGAGGCGGAGAAAGAGTTTTGTAGCGAGCCTACACAGTTATTAACGAACCGAAAGGAGAAGCAACTATGTCAGGAGTAGCAGTCGGAATTGCTGCGGCTGCGGCCGCAGGAGCATCAATTTACTCTTCCGAAAAGCAATCGAGTGCACAGAAGAAAGCAGCGCGCATGCAGGCCCAAACGGCGCGCGAACAGTTCAACCGCGACGAGCAGAACTTCAATCGACAAAACCAAAGCAAGGTCGATATGGAATCTTTGCTCGCAGGCGAGAGCGCAGGCCTTATGGGTGACATGGGCGGAACCATGATTACGGGTCCCCAGGGCGTTGACCGTAACAAGATGAACCTCGGAAAGAGTTCGTTACTCGGAGGCTAGTTATGCCGGAGAAGGACCTTCGCACACGGTGCATGTCCCGTTGGCAGGACTTGGACACTGAGTTCTCCAGTTGGCGTGACCATTATCGGGAAATCAGTAAGGTACTGCTTCCGCGTTCCGGTCGCTTTTTGCCGACGGAGAACAATCGCGGAGATCTTCAGCGGTACAACGACATTTACGACAATACGGGTACGCGAGCCTTGCGCACCTTAGCCGGCGGCATGATGGCAGGCATGACAAGTCCTGCTCGCCCCTGGTTTAGGCTCACGACAATGAACCCGGAGCTCGATGAAGCCTATGCCGTCAAGGTGTGGATGGGCAAAGTCACGGCTCTTATGCAGATGATCTACAACAAGTCCAACATCTATCGGACGTTGCAGATGTCATATGAAGAGCTCGGGGCTTTCGGCACGAGCGCGGCAATCGTCCTTGATGACTACGAGAAGGTCATCCACTGCATGCCTTTGACCATCGGTGAGTACCGCATTGCAACGGGTCCCCGCGGGAACATTAATACGCTCTATCGGCAATTCCGGATGACGGTTGCCGCGCTTACCGAGGAGTTCGGGTACGAACACCTTTCTCGCCAAACGAAGCAAAGGTACGACAGCGGTAAGTTCGACGACTGGGTGACGGTTGTCAATGCAATCGAGCCTCGGGACTATCGGGACTTACATAAGCGCGATTCCAAGAACATGCCTTACCGGAGCGTGTACTTCGAGATGGGAGCACGGGATGACGACGGAATCCTCAGAGAGACGGGCTTTCGACAATTTCCCGTGCTTGCCGCCCGTTGGTATGTGACAGGGGGCGATATCTACGGAACGTGCCCCGGCATGGAGGCTTTAGGCGATCTTCGCCAATTGCAACAGCAATCGTTGGCCAAGTCTACGGCCATTGCCTTCCAAGCCAACCCCCCGGTGGTGTTGCCTGCGGATTTGAAGAACAACGGTGCCGATTTACAACCGGGCGGAAGCATCTGGGCAGACAACCCGGCGCAGGCGCAAATGGTGCGTTCGGCATTCGATGTGAACTTGCGTTTGGACTACCTCACGCAAGACATGGCCGACGTGCGTCAGCGTATCGACCAGGCGTTTTACAAAGACATCTTCATGATGCTTGCCTCGGGCAAGGACCGCATGATGACGGCGACGGAAGTGGCCGAGCGGCATGAAGAAAAGATGCTCATGCTCGGCCCTGTTCTTGAGCGACTCAACGCCGAACTTTTAGACCCCCTGATTGCCCTGACCTTTGACCGGCTTGTGCAGGCGAACCTCTTGCCGCCTATCCCCGAGGAGTTACAAGGGCAAGAGCTTAACGTTGAGTTTGTGTCCATTCTCGCTCAGGCACAGCGTGCGATTACGACCAATGCTATTGACCGCTTTACGCAGAACCTAGGCGTGCTGGTGCAGTTCAAACCGGAAATTGCGGACAAGTTCAATTCTGATTATTGGGTTGACTATTACGCCGATGCTTTGGGCATCGACCCGCAACTCATCGTATCGAGCGACCAGGTGGCTTTAATCCGTCAGCAACGTGCGCAGGCGCAACAGCAACAGGCTCAGATGGAGCAGATGCAACAGCTCTCCGAGATGAGTAAAAACCTTTCCGGACAGACTCCTGTTACTCCGTCAAATGCCGAGCTGATGAATCAGTTTGCCGGGTACTAGCCAAAAGCGTTCAAGATTTAAAAAAAAGAATGGGATGATTGTGCTATGGACAACCTAAAAGAACTTCTCTTACGTCGCACGAAGCAGGGAGAGTCTGTCGGTGTAGAGCGCCAAGATAAGAGTTCCGAGGCGGACGAAGACTTGCTTTGGTTGGCCAAGCAGCCGAGAGGGCAGCGCTTCTTAAAGCGCTTGTTCCGGATTACGTGCTTCATGGACAACACACTTGAGACGTTGCGCACCGACGAGGTCCACATGCCTTATCGGTTGATGTACGTGGAGGGTCTTCGGTCCGTTGGCTACAGAATCTATAAGGACCTTAAACGGGTCGCTCCGGATATCTGTGGAAAAGTGTTAATCGAGCCTGAGGAGAAAGCTCATGGATGATTTGAATAACCAAGGCGGCGCACAGGCGCCTGTACAAGAACCCCAAACACAGGGGGTACAGAACCCCGCTGTGTCTCCTAATCCGGCAGAGCCGGCAACGACGCCTTCGTCCACAGCGGGGATTGAAGACCCGATGGCAGCGGCTGCGCAAGCGCAACCGCAACCGCAGGGCGTCGAGGACCCGATGGCCGCTGCCGCGAAGGCGCAGACCGGTGGAGCACAGCAAGAACCCACAGGAGCGCCTGAGAAGTATGAGGCCTTCAAGATGGGCGACAGCACGCTTTCGGAAGAGACGACGGCAGCGTTTGCTGAAATTGCAAAGAAACATAACCTGAGTCAGGAAGATGCTCAGGAGTTTGTAAACACCTTTGCTCCTGCTATCCAAGCTCAAGTGCGCGGATACCAGCAGCAGTGGTTGGAAGCTTGTCGAACCGATAAAGAATTGGGCGGTGAGCACTTTAATGAGAATATGGCCGTCGCCGGTGCCGGGTACCGTGCCTATGCCGACGAGGACCTTCGGGCCGTTATTCAAGCGAGCGGCTTGAGCCGACATCCCGCAGTGGTGCGGCACTTCTATCGCTTAGGGAAGAACCTACAACAGGATAAGGGTGTAGCCGGCGGTGCCTCTGCTCCCGCGCCTGTCAAGCGGTTGTACCCGAACTCCGGCATGGTGCCGGATCTTAAACAGTAAGGAGTTTTTCCTATGGCAGTGCTTTCTACTCTTTACCCGACGCTGAGCGATGTGGTGTCTCGTGCAAACGCTGATGGCCGCATTGACACGGATATCGTCGAGATGCTTAAAGAGACCAACGAAATGTTGGAGGATATGGTGATGCTCCCCGCCAATGGCGTGACAGAGCACGTTACGACAGTTCGTACCGGGTTACCCGCAGTTACGTGGCGTAAGCTTAACTACGGTATCAAGCCGAGTAAGTCTAAGACAAAGAAGGTTAAGGATTCCCTTGGCTCTCTTGAAGCCTTGGCTACGGTCGATAAAGCGCTTGTTGATTTGAACGGCAATACGGAGTCTTTCCGTGTTTCCGAAGAGTCGGCCTTTATCGAGTCTATGACCCAGGAAATGCAGGAAACCGTTATCTACGGCGATACGGGTGTTGACCCTGAGAAGTTCATGGGCTTGCAGTCGCGCTTCAACGACAAGAATGCCGAAACGGCTGCAAACGTTATCGACGCGGGCGGTACGATTGCACGTTCCGGAAAACTCGCCTCCATGTATCTCGTTTGCTGGGGGCCGAAGACAGCTTTCGGTCTGTATCCGAAGGGGACCGTTGCCGGTCTCGAAATGCGCGACTTGGGCGAAGAGCCGGCTTACGATGAGGACGGCGGCGAATACCGCGCCCTCAAGACGCACTACAAGTGGAACATGGGCCTGTGTGTGCGCGATTGGCGTTACATCGTCCGTATCGCGAACATCGACCTTGAGAATCTGAAGATCAAACCGGATCCCGACAAGGCCGACGATGGTAAGTGCCTCATTGACTTGATGACGGAAGCTCTTGAAAAGATTCCGCATCCGACAGGCCGTATGGCTTTCTACTGCAACAAGGACGTCCGCACGTTCCTTCGCAAGCAGATTCGCTACGCCGCTAACGTGAACATCACGATGAGCGAAGTCGCGGGTAAGGAAGTCGTGTCGTTCGACGGTGTGCCGGTTCGTCGTGTTGACGCTCTTACCAATACCGAGAAGCGCTACACGCCCCCGTCTTAATCATTAAAGGAGATGTTTCATGATTATTGATAAGGCTTTGGAATTGGCAGACAAGCAGTCGCTTACGGCGGCCGCGGCCTCTACCAACACGATTGACTTCGGTGCGGATAAACCCGATCCTAATCTGGATTTCGGTAACGGCCGCCTGGCTTGTGTTTTCACGGTCAATACCGACGTCACCGGTGACGTTATCTTCAAGCTCCAGGACTCTGCTGACGGCACTACGTTCGCTGATATCTCGGCGACGTCTCCCGGTACGTTTAAGAGTCCGAAGGCAGGTACGAAGGTTGTCCTTCCCATTCCGGCGCATATTCGTCGGTATCTGCGTGCGAACTTCGCTGCGGATACGGCGACGAGCGCTACGGCTATCAGCGCCGGCAAGGTCAGCGCTCACGTGGTCTGGGGCTGGGATGACAACATCCCGCCCAAGGGCAATCCGCTCTAAGGGAGCACCCCCTTAGACGTACTGTAGCCAGGGGATGCTCCGACGGGGTGTCCCCTTTTTCGCAATAGGAGAGAACATGGAGCTTGTATCGATTTACAACCTAGCGCTTTCGCATATCGGCGAAACAGCGGCAACGACTTCGCCTGATGAGCAGAGTGAGGAACGGAAAGCCTGCGAAGCTTTCTATCCCATTGCGAAAAATAAGTTACTTGAACTGCACGACTGGAGTTTTGCTTCGCGCACGGAGCCCTTGGCAAAACTTGCTGAAACGGAAACGTTCGGTTGGGGCGGAGCCTATGCGCTTCCGGCCAACTGTCTTCGCTTGCAATTCTTGCGGGATGCAACGCGCATGCGTCCGTCTTTGTACTTTCCGATTGACCGAGATTACGAGGTCCGAGCCAAGGGCACATGGCGCATTCTTTATACGGACTGTGAGAACCCGGTCGTAGGCTTTATCGCCGGCGACACGCCTGAGGTGCTCTTTTCCCCATCTTTTTCAGACGCCTTGGCGTGGTTGCTGGCGACCTATATCGCAGGTGAGCGCATCAAGGGCAAAGAAGGCGCGAGCTTTGCGCAGACTTGCCAGCAGCGTTACCTGCAAGCGCTGACACAGGCAAAGACCTTGGATGCCTCGATGATGCAAGTACACGTGCCGTACAAAGCACCGTGGATGAGGGCACGCTAATGGCTATTCGTGTTTTACAAAATGCGTTTAACGGCGGAGAAGTCGCGCCGTATCTATACGGGCGTATCGACGACTCGAAGTTCCAGATGGGTTGCGCGACGCTCAAGAACTTTATCTGCCGAGTACAAGGGCCTGCAGTTCGTCGTACGGGCTTTGCGTTTGTGGAGCAAACGAAATACGGCGACCGAAAAGTTCGTCTGATTCCGTTTCGTTTTAACTCCGACCAAACGTGTGTCATCGAGCTCGGCGACCACTATGCACGCTTTCACTCGTACGGGCTGACGGTGTATCGAAACGGCGCCATTCACGAAATTACAACGCCCTACGATGCCGCTGACTTAGACGAGATTGAGTATGCGCAGTCGGCAGACGTAATTACTTTGGTGCATACGAAGTATCCGCCGCAGGCATTGGCGCGCCATTCGGATGCAACCGGCGTTTACTTCACGATAACGCCGATTCAGTTTTCGATACCCATCGCTTCCCCGACAAACGTGACGGCTACGAACACCTATACCGGAAAGACAGAAGAGGGTATTAATCCGACACGGTACAAGGTCTATTACGTTGTTACGGCGCTCAAAGACACGAACGACGGAACGATTGAATCGACGGCAAGTACAAAAGCCGAGGTCAGTTGCAATCTGTTCCTGAACGATTCCTCGAACACGATCACGTGGACAGCGGTACCCGATGCGGACAGATACCGTGTGTACAAGACGTATTCCGGTCTTTACGGTTATATCGGCGAGACGGAGACTACAAGCTTTGTTGACAACAACAAAGAGGCCGATGACGGTATTACTCCGCCCAGGTGGGACGACATCTTTAACCAAGCGGGTGGTATTACGTCCGTCACGGTGACGAACGGCGGCTCCGGTTATTCAACGCTCGACGGAGGCCTGGCAACGCTTACGGGGCTGAACGTTGTGATGCACTACAACAATAAAGGCAGCTACAGTCCGCCGAGTGCCCCTAAGTTCGAGATTTACGATGAGAATCAGCTTGGCTATGGCGCAAAAGGAACCATTGTCTACACGACGACGCACGATACGTATGAGGACGTGGACGGAGAAACGGTCACAGATTACTGGATCACTATTGACGGCATTCGCATAACGGCTCCCGGCACCGGCTACAGTAAGCCGAAAGTGCGTATAGAGACACTACGCAGGGGAACCGGATTGACTTCCTTTCAGTATGCCTGGCTTCTCCTGAACGGAAAAAATACTTGGTCAACCTTCGACATGCCGTTCGCCTCCGGAATTCCGTCGGTCGGCATCGTCGACCCGACAGGTTCAGGTGCAGAGCTCAAAGCCATTGTTGCCGCTAACGGCACGGTTAGTGGTGTTCGCATCATCCGTGCCGGTGCCGGCTATACAAAGCCCACTGTGGTCATTAGCACGGCGCAGGGCAATGGGAGCGGTGCCACAGCTACTGCAGAAGCCGGCAAGGCAGGGGACTACCCGGGTGCCGTCGGGTACTTTGACCAGCGCAAGATCTATGCAGGAACGGTGTTACGTCCCCGCATGATGTGGCTATCGAGCCCGGGGACGGAGACGGATTTTTCGTATCGCATTCCTGTACAGGACTCCGACCGCATTAAATTCAACGTGGCGGCGCAGGAAGCAGGGCGCATTAACCACCTGATTCCGTTAAGCCAACTCATCACGACAACACCAAGCACCGAGTTGCGTGTGCAGTCGGTTAACTCCGACGCCTTGTCGCCCACGTCGTTCTCCGTCAAACCCCAAGCGTATGTGGGCGCAAGTCAGGTACATCCGCAGGTGCTTAACTCCGTGATGCTGTATGTCGCCGAGCGCGGCTCCCATATTCGTGAGTTGGGGTACTCGAACCAGGCAGGGGGCTTTACAACAGGCGACTTGTCCGTGCGTGCAACGCATCTATTTGATAGCGACAAGGTTATCGATATCGCCCTGGCGAAGGCCCCCGATCAGATTCTTTGGGCGGTCACTCGTTCCGGGCGCTTGCTCGGGATGACCTACATGCCTGACCAGAACGTGGCAGGTTGGCACCGGCACGAGACAGACGGCACGTTCGAGTCTATCTGCGTTGTCCCGGAAGGCGATGAAGATATCCTTTATGCCGTTATCCGTCGCACGATTAACGGCTCTGCTGTCCGTTACATCGAGCGCATGTCCGAGCGGGCATTGGCTCCCCTTGAGGACTCGTTCTTTGTCGATTGCGGAATCAAGAAGACCTTTGAGACGGAGACAACGGCTATTACGGGGCTACTCCCCTTGGCGGGTAAGACAGTCTCTATCCTCGCCGACGGCGGCGTGTTGCCGAATCAGACAGTAAGTGCCACAGGCACCCTGACGCTTCCTGTCGGCGCCAAGAAAGTCATTATCGGCTTGCCCTACGTGTCCGACCTGCAGACGCTTCCTGCTGCCTACCAAGCACAGGACGGCTCGTACGCCCGTGGGCACATCAAGAACATCAACAAAGTGTGGGTTCGTGTGTATCGGTCAAGCGGTATTTTCGCCGGCCCTACATTCGAGTCGTTAAGCGAGCGCAAGCCGCGTCAGAACGAGGTCTACGCAACCGCACCTGAATTGACAAGTGACGAGGTGGAGTTGGCGATTACACCCGCCTGGCAACGCAACGGACAGCTTTGCATCAGGCAGACGTATCCGCTTCCGCTTATTGTCGTCGGAATAACGGCGGACTTCGCACAGTAAGGAGAACAAGATGGCATTAACTTTCGGCGGTTCTCAAGTCATTCTTCCCAGCGGATTCTCCGGCTTGGGCACAGGAGGCACGGCAATCCCGTTCGGTGGCTCCATGGTCACGATGTCGCCTGAGACGCTGCAGGCATGGGGGCTGAGTGCGCCGGGCACAACAGCCGTTGCAGGCGGCGGCAGTGCAGGTTCCGGCGGAGCAAGCGGAGGCATGCTCGGCAACATCGGTATCGGAGCCTCTATCGGCCAGGCTATCGGTGCGGCTGTCGGAGCGTTTATTAACGCCAAGGCAACAAGCTACGTACTTGAAAAACAGGCGGAGATAAACCGCATTAACCAAGGGCGTATGCAGTTAGGCTACGAGAGTGCCTTGCGCGCAGGCGAGTCTCAGATATCCAAGGTGACACGAGAGGCCGGAGCAATCAAGGCAAAGCAACGCACCGCGATGGCGGCCAACGGAGTGTCTCTCGGACAAGGGTCGGCGGCTGAGGTTGCAGCCTCGACAGAAGTGAACAAGAAGCTTGACGTGAAGAGCATCCAGGCGAATGCCTTGGCCAACTCGTGGGGGTATTCCACGCAGGCCGCACAGTACGGCATGCAAGCGAACATGCAAGTGATGGGCGCAGGCTATCAAAGCGCTACGGCTGTTTCCCAAACAATTGCTACAGGACTTGACTCCATCGGCACGGTTGCTGACCGCTGGTACTACTACAACAGGTGATATATGGCAGTTGTCCCTACTTATGAATCGAAAGTAACGCTTCAGGCAAACAACGGCGGAGGCGCAAATACTCCGCTTGACGTCTCAAAGATGTTCCCGGCTACAAAGCCTGACTTCTCCAAGGTCGGCGTGGCCTTGATGAAGGCGCAAGACAAGATGGACAAGGCTCGGGTTCTTGAGTACAAGAATGCGATGCTTCAGTACGTCTCCGACCAGACCTACGGCGATAACGGATACCTAAAGCAATTGGGCAAGAACGCTCTTGCTCAAGACGAACAAGGGAACGGACTGACACAGCGAGGCCTGGCCGGATACGACAAGTTTTCCGACGACTGGTTCCGAAACAACAACCTCACGCCGCGGCAGATGAAACTTGCCCGAGAAGAAGGGCTCGGCGTGCGCTTGCAGTACCAAAACGGTATGGGCTCACACGTCCTTCAAGAGGGCAAGCGTTATCAGCTGGAGCAGTGCGAGACGGCAACATCGAACGCTATTACTGCGGGCGTACAGGCCACGAACCCTGAGGACATTGGGATTGCGTTCGGGCAACTCAAGCAATCTGTAATAGATGCCGATGACATTCTCGGTCGAGATAGCGAAGCGGCAACGGCCGCGATGAAAACAGCCACATCGAAGTTTTGGCAGTCGGTGTTTGTCAAGAATCTGCTGACAACCGACAAAGACCCCATCGGAGGGTTTCGCCGTGCCAAGAGCATCTACGACGCTCATTACAAAGACATGGATGCGGCAACGATGCTCGACTGCCAAGCGAAACTGCGAGCGGCCGAAGAGAACCATTACATGGCGTTAGCCCTGGCAGACTTTAAGACACTCGGAGACATCGCAAGTATCCCCGGTGCAAGCACCCTCTCGCAGGTTGTGACCAACGGCACGAAGAATCCGACAGGAGTGTTGTACCAAGAATTAACACGAGACAATACACAATCGTGGGATGGCAAGAATGTAGCCAAGTATGCCAATGGAGGCTATGGCATCAGCGGACTGCGCACGGAAGATATGCTCAAGACCGTCAAGGCGAATAAGTCCTTAAATGTCGAAGGCTTGAGTGACAAAGAGCTGACGAACAAATTCTTGACCAATCGTGCATTTAATTACGAGGTCGGCATGGCTCGTGCCGATATGCTTGCCAAGCAGTATGGCGATGATGCCAAGGCGCTCGTGGCATACCAACTGGGAGAGGAGAAGGTGGACGAAGCCGTCAACCTTGCCTCTCAAGCCGGAAAGCCCGACCAATGGCTGGACTATGTCAAGGGTGATACATCAAACGCTCGGAAGGTTTTAAAGCGCATTCGTGAGGCGCAGGAGGGCGTTGTTCGAGGCTCGGACGGCAAGATTCTTGACCCCTGTTCGGCGGACTACATTGAGAAACTGAACCCGCTTCCGACCGATGAGCAGCTGAACAAGTATCTTGATGCGAAGGTCGGCGACTACTTGAAAAAGAATCCTCTGGCACGTGAGCGATTTCTTGCGACATTACGTGCCCAAAGCGTGATTGGGCTTAACGACAAAAAGAAGCAGTACCAGCAAAACTTCTTCGCCTGTATTACAGCCGTGCAAAACGGACAGGAATTGCCGACGGAGGCATTGAACAGCCTGCCGATTAGTGCGCAACGTCGGGTGCAAGACTTCCGGAATAAGCGCAACATGGGTGACGGCACCCCTGACTACAACGCTTACGCTAAGTACAAACTCAATCCCGGCTTGCTTGCTCGAATGAGCGAGGAGCAATACCAAACGTTTGTCTTGCCTCTCATGGGGAACAAAGCAGACGAGATTACGCTACTGCGAAACACGGAGCGTGTGTCGCTTGGCTTGACAGTCGACCAACAGTATGCAAACAACATGGCGGCAAGCAATGCCCAAGTGAATTGGGCTTTTGCTCCGGCGGCTGATGATTTAAAGGGGGCCGTTGCCAGGGTCTTTTTCGGCGGAAAGATGGAGAACTCGCCGCGGTTCAACGGCATGTATTGGCGGCTTCAAACGGCGGTCACTTATGAAGCACAGCGTCGAGCGCGGTATTCAAGTACAGGAAAGGAAATCCCCCTTAAAGGCGCGGAATTAGAACACTTCATGTTGAAGTTTAAAGGCGACATGGACGCAGAAGGACTTGTGCCGATTCGTATGGCCCTTACCGAGCTTCCCGATAAAACGGAGAAGGATGCCTACAGCCTTACGCAAATGCTTGCCGACCGCATGATGGCCAAGATATCCGGACGCAACGTGCCGGGAACAAAGGACCAGCAGGAAATGTGCTGGGGTGCGGTTTGCTCCGGTGAGCTACCCGATGGCGTAAATATCACGATTGATGAACTTAAGTCGGATTTCCGTATCAGCCAGTCAGTTTTGAACGAAGCGCAAAAGCAGTTAGAAGGAGAAGGCAAGTTCGTGACGAGTCGAAACCTTCTTAACCGTTATGCGCTCATCCTTTGCGGCTGGACTCCGACAGGTCGCGGACGGCCGTACTATGGGCCTGATGCGATACAGACTACCTACACAATGGCCGATTTCCAAGGGGGCGCTGACTAATGGACTTAACAATTAAGCAAGACAACAACTTCGCAACGTCTTTAAATCCGAACGCTCACTTTGGTGAAGAAGCTCCGTCCTCGGCGAAGTTCAATTATGCACAAGCCGTTGCGAGCGGTAAGTCACCGCAACAGGTAGCGTCTGACGTCAAGCTTGCCGATGCCGTCGGTGTAACGCCGGATGTCATCGGCAATCTAGATGCAGCAGGTAAAGCCGAGCAACAGGCGAACGCTTTCGATTGGGCAAAAATGCACCAAGAGACGCCGGTCCTAATGCAAATGATGAACGATCCTACGTTCGCAGCTGAAGTAAGCGACGACCCACGCCAGGCGGGCATGTGGGAGCGTCTCTGGTGGAAAATTGCACCGAGAACAGGCAGGCAAGGGGGCGAGTGGCAAACCGCTCGTAACGCAATTGCTCGTGGCGGATATGGCCTTGTGAACGGCTTGCCGCTTCTTGGCAACGAGCGAGTGTTAGAAGATTGTCGTGCCGAGTTGCAGGGTCTTGATGATGCCGCGCAATCGCTCAAAGACGGCAAGAGTGTTGCCGAGGTGTTCGGCTCGGATGAAGACCCGTCAGGCGAAGGCGCTTACGCACGTTTTCTTTCCAATGGCGACGCGCGTAAGAAAGAACTCATGCAGCGCATGTACAAAGCGGCGGCATCCATGGCTTGGGCCAACGGCATGAAGCAGCTCTTTCCGCATTCGGCGGCAGCGGAGGAACTATTCCAAGCACAAACGGCGGAGCAAGCGATTACTACATTTTTGCGAAATCCCGTCTCGATTGCTCTAGACGTCGGGCTTGAAAGCCTTGTGCAGCAGGCCCCTCAGCTGGCGGCGCTTGCGGTAGGTGCGGCGGCAGGGGGGATCGGTGCAGCGGCTATCGGGCAAGGCGTTGCATCCTACAACCTTGAGCGAGGTGCACGATTGGCCGAGGCCATGGGCGAGTACGGACTTGATTCGTTTAATGCTAAGGACATCATGACGTGGTATGCCTCGTCTGACTATCGCGTACAGTATGCTTTGCAGAAAGCCAAGGCAGAGAATGCTGCATCGGCGGTTGCCCTCTGGGATGCGGCCGCAGGCGGACTTGCCGCCGCCGGTCGAATTGTGCCCACTGGGTTTCTCGGCATGAGCGATAGGGTTTCGAAGATTGCAAGCGTGGGCACACAGGCTGTGCTTCAGGGGGCCATGGGAAGCGCTGGCGAGGCGTCGGCACAGTACATAACAGAAGGGAAAGTCACGAGCTGGGCAGATGTTGTAGCCGAGTTTGCAGGCGAGTTTGTTTCGTCCCCCATTGATGTTGCAACGGCTGCCCTTGGCCGCAATGCCGAGAGGCGTCTTACGCAAGAAACGGTACGGGAGTTCGCACAGCGCACAGTGCAATTGGAGCAGTACGCTAAGGTTTCTCCATTACTAGCCAATGACCCGAAGACGGCAGCAGAGTACGTCAAGAACATTAAGGCACAAACACAGTTACCGGATTTGTACGTCGATGTGCAGTCGCTCCACCAAAGCGGCCAAGATGACTTGATTTCCGGTGCATCGCCCGAGTTAGCCGAGCGTTACCAGCAAGCGCTTCTTAAAGGCGAATCGATGAAGGTATCGCCTGAAGAATTACTCACGGTTCTCGCGCCCAGGGACGCGAACAATGCTTTGGCGGAAGTCGTGCATCCTGAAGGCATGCCCTCCTTAGTAGAGGCGCAAAGCCTTGAGCAAACGGCCGCGCAGGAAACATCGGAGCGCTTAGCGCAGACGCTTGAAGGTGTCACGGGCGACTTTGCCACAAGTTCTGCCAATGTCGGCAAGCAAGTCGAGACGATGCTCAATGAAGCCTATGGCGAGAATACGGACGTTAAGACGGGAGGCATGACCAAGAGCGCACGGCAGATTATGACGACGTATCTGCAGACGCTGTTCTCCACAGTGGCCAAGGACCTTGGCGTTTTGCCCGAGCAGGTGTTTGCCGAGTACGGACCTAAGTCGGTGCTGACGCCCGCGGATGCGACACATACAGCAGACGGCAAGTTACAGGTGACGTCCGATAGGGCGAAGCAGTTGTTCACCAAGAGTACGAATTCATCGTACGCTATGACAATCGGGGATAGGCTTCAAAATCAATTTGCCAAGCCTTCGAAGAGCGTTTCGGAGCAAGATTTAAGTGCGAGTATTCGCCAGGGGCATAACGGTCCGAAAAGGAGCCTGCGTGACTTTATTCGCAAGACGCTGTCGACAATTGGGGAAGCGGTGCCCGAAAACGAAAGGATTAGCAAGGGTGATTTTGAACGACGCCTTAAGAATGAAAAACTCGGTTACATCCACATCTCGCCGCGGTCTGCAAGAGAGCTCAGTGGTGAAGTTGCTCTGTACGCAGACGAAATGAAGGCGTTGGTATATCTGGAGGATGTGCTCAAAAGCGGCGATTTTAGCGGCTGGAAACCGAACACGAAGACAGATAAAAAACCAAATGTTGTGGGCTATGGGGTGCTTAGCAAGCTTGCAAGGATTGACGGGAGAGTTTGCCGTATTGATGCGACTATCGAAAAATACAAAGACGGCAAGCTTTTCTATTATCTAAGAATGAAAAAGCTACCGTCGAAGGTAGCTTCTTCGTCCTTCAAACAAGGGGACCAGCACTCGCGCTTCGCACATCTAGCGCCCTCACTGGAGAACCCCATAGAAGGACTCAATTCGAATAGTACACTTTCCGTATCATATGTGCAAGGCACAATCGGCGAATGGTTCCCCGACGTCCGTGCCATCGCCACATGGACAGGAGCCAATCGCTCGACGTTCCTGCACGAGACAGGGCACATGTTCCTTGACATGCGCACCAAAATTGCCGTGAAACTTAAGGCAAAGAAGGACTCGGGCGTAGAACTCACTAAGGGCGAACAGCACTTGCTCGATTCCCTTGAAGCGACTATGAAGTGGCTCGGAACCGACCTTGATTCCTTCTCCAAGATGAGCATCGATCAGCAACGTCTGATGCACGAGAAATTCGCACGGACGTACGAGGCGTACGTCATGGAGGGAAACGCTCCGAGTTCGGCTTTAACGAAGATCTTCCGGTCGTTCTCTGCATGGCTCCGCGGTGTGTACCGCCTGGTCTCCAACATTCCTGAAGCGGAAATTAATCCCGAGGTCCGAGAGCTTTTCGACACGCTGCTCGTCTCGTCTTCCGAGGTGGAGACAGCCCGTTTGCGCCGTGCGCAGTTCGAGCGCTACAACGATCCGCAGGTAGCCGCCATTGCTCAAGAGATGGGAGAAGACTTTGCAGGCCTCGTGCAAGAGAGCTCCGAAACGGCTGTGGACGATTTACAGCAGCGCTTACAGAAAGCAAGTCGGCGTATCGCAAAAATGCGCCAGGGTAAAGTCGAGGAATTGACCGACGAAGCACAGCGCATTTACAACGGAATCGTTGACCGGATTTGGCAAGAAGTCATGGCTTCGCCTGAGTACCGGGCGTACGTGGCTCTTACAGAGGGCATTAACGGCATTAAGCCCAAACTTACAAAGAAGGACTTGGAAAGCGTCGAACCGAAACTTACATCGGCGCAAATCAAGATGCTTGAAGATGCCGAGATGGTCGGTACGAACCCCAAGGGGGTAAGCGCCAAGATGGTGGCCGACAAGTACGGCTACGATTCGGTCAACGCCTTGGTGTTTGCTCTGCTAAAGCTCGGAGACCCTACGCAACACGTATTCGATTTGGCCACAACCGAGATGCTGGAGCAACACGCAGAGCTCGCTTCTCCCGAATCCATCGAGCAAGCAGCCGATGCGGCCATCTTCAACGATGCGCGTCTGCGCATTCTCTCCATCGAGGCCATGGCTTTTAACCGTGCTCTCGGGAAGAAAGGCGACGTGCTGACGCAAATCCGAGAAGGTGCAAAAACAGCCGTTGGTCAAATACGCCTGGCGGATATGTCTAAGGAACACACCCGGCATGCAACTGAAGCTGCACGTAATGCTCGTGAATCGGAAGCGGCACGAAGCAAGGGCGACATTAAAAACGCAGCGGCGGCCAAGATTCGTGAACTCTACCAGGCGGCACTCGTGCGGGTTATCACAGTTCGCCGTCGAGAGATCGGACAGGCTCTTAAATTCTTTAAAAAGTTCAAGGGCGTCACGACGCTAAAGACGTGCGATACGCAGTATCTGATGGCGATTCAGCACGTCCTAGATAAAGTCGGTATCGCCAAGTTCCCCGATGCCGGAGCGAATCAACGTCAATCTTTGGCTGCATTCTTGAACGATCTTAATACGGCGGCTTCTCTTGAAGATGCCGAAGTCAAGGGCATCGACATTGATTCGGACTTCGTTGCGAAAATCGATGCCGGAGAACTCACGCTCGACCGTATGACAGCGGACCAATTCGAAGTCCTCAATGGGCTTGTCCACGAGCTTTACACGCTCGGCCGCAACGTGGCCAGTATCGAGGTGGAAGGTCAGCGTGTCGCCTTGGAGGAGGCTCGTGCAGACTTAGCCGAGGGCATCGAGGAGCACGCAAGCAAGCGCGGCAAAAAGCCCTTGGATAACTACGAGAAAACCGGAAGGCTGACGCAAATTAAAGAACAGCTACATCGAATCGGACTCTCGCATCGCCGCATTCCGTCGCTCTTTAACTGCATGGAAGGCGTTATGCCCGGGTACGGGCGGTTCTTCAAATACATCACACGTAAGTTTGATGAATGCGGAAACCGAGAAAGTGCACTAAAGAACGAGATTACGAAAGCGCTGTTCGAGGCCTTAGAGCCGATGTTCAAAGACTTGGCCAAAACAAAACCGCGATTCTACGGAAGTCTTGGGCTGAGCTTTACCAAACAGCAGATTTTCGTCATGGCCCTTAACATGGGCAATGAGGGCAACATCCAGCGCTTGGTCGATAACTCCAACGGTTGGAGTTTCATGAAAGGCAAGAAGCTCACGCAAGCCGACGTCTTGAGCCTTATCCAACAGACGTTGACGGCCGATGAGCTTAACCGTGTTCAAGCCGTTTGGGATTTGTTCGCTACCTTACAAAAGGAAGTCGAGGCCAAAGAAATCCGCATGCGCGGACGTGCTCCGGCATGGGTAACTCCGCAACCGATTACCATGGCGTCCGTCGACGGTAAGGTCGTGCAGCTGAAAGGCGGGTACTACCCAATCGTATACGACCGTCTGGCAAGCTCAAGAGGGCAGGCTATCGACGCCTCCAAGGGTGTCTTGCAAGAGCTCAAAGGCGTACAGGGCCAGGCCTCCACGTGGAAAGGGCATCTCAAGGACCGTGCTAAAAAAGTCGATATGAGCACACCGTTAACGCTCACGCTTCGCGGTGCGTTCGAAGGCTTTGAGAACACAATCCACGACGTGTGCTGGGATGAGTGGGTGACAGACACTCGGCGGCTCTTCGGACGCAACAGCACGCTCGATAGTGCCATCCGCGATTACTACGGCGCGGACACTGTCGCGGCCATTCGCCAATGGATTAAAGATACGGCGGTCGGCAAGAGCAATCAGGGGCGCATGGAGGATGGTGTCGCGACGATGCTCCGCAAGAACATCTCACTTGTCGGTATCGGCTTTAATCTTGTGACCGCGGCCATCCAAACGGTCGGCATCACGCAGACCGTGGTGGCTCTCGGTGGCAAGTGGACTCTATCGGGCCTGGGCGATATGCTCACCATGACACCGATGGGGGCGTACAAATTCGCCGCCTCCAAGAGCCTTCTTATCCAAGATCGTATCCGCACGCAATTCCGCGAAGTGGCCGAGATTCAGCGCTACACGGCAAGCGGTGGCAATAAGCTTTACGACGGCTTCGCTCGTATGGCCTACACGCCGGTCGCCATGGTGCAGATGCTCGTTGACTTACCAACCTGGATGGGTGCGTACAACAAGGCCTTAGCTGAAGGTAAAGCTGAAGCCGAAGCGGTGGCCATGGCCGACCGCATGCTCATCGAGGCGCAAGGCTCAGGTCGCTACCAAGACTTATCAGGTGTAGAGCGTGGCGGCGCATGGGCACAACTTTTTACCGTGTTCTACACGTTCTTTAATACTACGTACAACCTTGCTCGTTTGACGATGGAAACCAAGGGCACGCTTGCGGCAGCTCGTGACTTGATGCTTCTTCTCGTAGCCCAGCCGGTTATCGAAACATTCATTCGGGAAGCCCTTAAGGTGCAACCGCCTGACGACGATGATGATGCGTATTGGGACCGGATGCAGAGCGCTATGCTCGCAAACACAATCAATTTCAACATGAGCCTTTTCGTCGGTTTACGTGAGTTTGCATCGGCAGCTGACTTGGTCACGGACACGCCTGTGTTTAACTACCAAGGGCCGACAGGTCTTAAAAAGATTACCGATATCGGTAGATGGGGTCAGAAGGCCATGAAGGAATGGAATAAGGAAAGCGGTGAGGAAATCGACCCTGCCTTCATCCGTCAGTCCATCACGGTTTTCTCAGAAGTGTCAGGCGTCCCGATTCCTGTTGTGCCGGTCAATCGCTACCTGCGCGGCAAGCAGGCTATTGACGAGGGAGATACGACAGATTGGAAGGCCTACCTCTTCGGATACTCGAAACGCTAAAAAGCGTTCAAGATTTTTGGAAATAGGTGAGAAGATATGTTTAAGCCATTGCGAGGTTCAACATGACTGTAGCAGCAATTACCCGAAAAGCAGGACCCTTTATCAATGAGACACAGACGCCTCAAGTCGGTCCGTTCCCTTTCACCTTCAAAGTCTTTGCCTACAGCGACATCAAAGTAGTACGCTCGGAATCGGCAGACTTGGAAGGCGGTGCCGAGACGCTTGCGTACGGAACGGACTATACCGTCTCGATTGATTTGAGTAAGCAGGACACAGCACCGGGCGGCTCGATTACGCTAACCGGGAACGCGCAGACAAGCGAAGGTTCGCTTCTAATGCCGGGGTTTGCCTTGGCGATTCTCTCGAACGTACCGTACTCCCAACTGACAAGCCTTACCAACTACGACCGCTTCATGCCGAGCGTGTTAAATGCCGTGCACGATCGAGCCGTGGCCAACATCCAGCAGTTGGTAGAACGCCTCGACCGTACCGTCTCGGTACCTGCTACATCGAGCCAAACGCCTGAAGAACTTGTCTCGAAACTACAGCATGCCGCAGACTCGGCAGAGCAAGTAGCAAGCAGTTTCGCTGCCCAAGCCGGCACAAGTGCTGCAGCAAGCGCTGCCTCCGCCACGCTTGCCGAGCAATGGGCCACCAAGACCGATGGCAAAGTTCAGGACATCGACTACAGTGCCAAGCACTACGCTTTGGACGCTAAACAGACGGCTTCCGAGCTACCTGCCAAAGCGCTGGAGTTAGAGGCGCATCTCACGGCTCACACCGATACTCAGATTGCACGCATCGACGACAAAACGGACGACACACTCGTTGTCAACGCAACGGGGTGCGCTGAGAAAACGTGGACGCTTACGGCGGACGTTGCAGCGAATACTGAAATCACGATTCCTGGGGGAATCTACTACGTTGTCGGCCGTCACCATTTGCGTGTGGGCTATAACGGCTTGACGTGTTACCTCGGAACGAACTTCACGGAAGTCGGGAACACGGACACGAAATCCAACAAATTCAAACTGACCTTCGATGCAAAGTCAGGCGATGAGCTTGACGTGTGGGTTGCCGCGCTCGGCAAGGCGGATGTGGTTGATGCAATCAACACAGCGCAGGCTGCCAACGATGCGGTTGCAGAACTGAGCCAGAAGGTTGTTTACAAAGATGCTGAAAGTGCAGGGAGTTAATACATCATGGCGAACTTAGTTGAGACCACACTTTACTCGCATGAGGGCGCAACGAACACGCCTCTTGCGCCTGCCACAAAAGCGACGCAGGTGCAGATTGCGAACGTGGAAGGACAAACGTCTAATGTGGAGACGGAAATCGTTGCGCTCCGCACAAAACTCAATCAGGCGATTGACGCAGGCGTGCATTTTCGCGGCGCAGTCAATTCGACAACGCCATTGCCGACCGTTGCATACAAGGCAGGTTGGCAGTACATCGTAGGCGAGGAAGGTACATATGCAGGTAACGTATGCGAAGCGGGCGACTACATCATTTGCGTGAAGGACTACGCAAGTGGCAGTGCCTCCAATTCGGATTGGACTGTCTTGCAGAAAAACCTTGACGGCGCGGTGACAGGGCCTTCCACGAGCGTTGCCAATCACGTGGCTGTGTTCGACGGCACGAGCGGTTCAAAGCTCAAGGACAGCGGGTTCACGATTGGCAAGTCCGTTCCTGCCGATGCAGAGTTTACGGACACGACCTACAAGCCTGCGACTGCAAGCGCCGATGGTCTCATGACGGCTGCGCAGTACACGAAGCTTGCAGGCATCGAGACGGGTGCAGACAAGACTGACGCTGACAATGTGAAAGCTGCCGGAGCTTTCATGAAGGCTACGGACAATTTGGACTCCGTGACTGACGGCACGACGTACGTGAAGATGAAAGCGACCGAGCGCACGAAGCTCGAAGGCGTTGCGACCGGTGCTGAAGTAAATCAGAACGCCTTTGCCAAAGTGAAAGTGGGCGAGACAACGCTCACGGCTACAGCCAAGCAGGACACTTTGGAAATCGAGGCTGGCGAGGGTGTGACGATTACAGCCAGTGGCAAAAAAGTCACGATCAAAGAAACGTACATCGATTCGTGCGTGGTATCGACGCTTGATAACGTGCCTGCGAATCTGCGAAATGGTGGGCTGATTATTTTGAAGAGCGCGTGATGACCGACAGTCTATACGTAAAAACAGCGAGCGGAATCCTCCCGATTGCGATTGAAGGTACGGGAGGGGGCGGTGGCAATACGACCATCGAAGCCGAGACGCACACGATAACGGAAGCGGCGACGAGTGCGCAGTCGTACTCGATTGGCAATTGCGCCTACGTGATGGTGTTCGTCAATAGCGTACTAGGTGTAGACGGCGTTACGTATGGCATCACGGGCGGTACGACCTTGCAGTTTACCGACGTGATTCCTGTCGGCTCTGAAGTGGTGATTGTGAAATTCAAGACCGCAGGGAGCGTCACGCCGACGCCGACGTATGCGATTGATTCTGCACTAAGCGCGACCAGCACGAACGCGGTGCAGAACAAGGTTGTGAAGGCGGCGATTACGACGGTTGATACAAAGGTCACGAACCTTCAGTCGAGTATTAATTCGGCTTACGCGAAATATGTTGCGGAGATTGGATAATGGCGACATTAGAAGAAATGGTGGATAAAGCAATACAGGTAGCCGTGAAGCGAGCGCTCTTAGACGCTCACCCCGTCGGGAGTTACTTCATCACGGAATCCGCCGACAACCCTCACGAAATTTTAGGGGGGGGGTATGGCAAAAATTGGAAGGGCGATTCCTGCTCGGCGCAAATGCGTCGTACTCCGTTGGAAGTGAGGGAGGTGAGGCTATGCACACTTTGACAGTGAATGAAATGCCATCGCATACACACGACTCAACGATTAAAGCCTTCACGTATCAAGGAAATAAGATTCAGTTCTTCAACGCTGCAGGCGCAGACAAAGGCGGTTCGTGGTACGGAGATTACGAGTTCATGATTGCTGCGGCTCGAAAGATGAATGGCACTTCGGGCGTTCAGCACGTCCTGACCGAATCAAACTTAAGTACAGGTAAAGCAATTGATACGGCAAATACAGGTGGTGGCGCATCCCACAACAATATGCCGCCTTATCGAGCCGTGAACATTTGGCGGAGGACAGCGTAATGGCTACGTTTGAAGAGACAATCGAGAAGGCTGTTCAGGCGGCGGTCAAGAGGGCAAACGCTTATACCGATACGAAGGTCGGGGCTTTGCCTCGAATCCCTCATGTTTATTCCACAACGATGGTCGAGCTCGGCTTCACCGAAGGCGCAACTGTATCCGTCAAAGACTTCCTGTTGGCGCTTTACAACAAGGGTTACCAAGCAGGCGACATTGTCACGTTCGGCTGTCTGAACGTAGGCGCGGCCATTGTTTCCGACGGCACGAACACAATCAACATCAATTGCGTGGACGTAATCATCGGCACGCTTCAGAACTTAAACAACGCATGGTCACGCGCTTCCGTCCTCGTGTTCGGAACGGGCTACGCAGGCAGATGCGCGCGCATCGGCGCGAGTACCGGAGCAGTAGGCGGAGGGTTAAACGCTAATGAAGTGCAGAACTTATAGGAGAAACACATGGCTATAGACGCCTCCCGCTCGTCGGCAATCTACGGCAAATCAACAACAGTACAACCGCCGGCCTACGCGCTCATCGCGTGGCGTAGGACGGCTTAGGAGAAACACATGGCTCTACCAAAGCTATTACAGAAATTATTCACTAATGGGGGAACGGGGGATAAATTAAATTGGGACATCATCCCCGATATTTCGTACAACGACCTGACGGATAAACCAACATTTTCAAGTATTTCTCTTCTTGATGTTTATCCCGTAGGTGCAATTTATACAAGCGTATCTGCTACTAACCCCTCAACGCTGTTTGGGGGTACGTGGGAGGCTATAGCGGCAGGAAGAGTCCTTATTGGGGCAGGTGGGGGATACACTGCGGGGCAAACAGGTGGCAGTGCTAGTCATAGCATTACTATTTCAGAAATGCCCTCGCACAATCATGGAGGAAGCACAGGCTCGGTTGGGGCGGGTGGGTATCATGCTCACTCGGACAATAACTTTGCGTCAAGCGGTGGTGGCCAACTTAAAAATGGTGAGTCAGCGCATCCACATGAAGAGAGTTCCTATGGTTCGGGTAGGCTTAATACAGGTTCTGCTAATGGTATGCCTGCCCACTCGCACACTATTTCGTCTCAGGGTGGTGGAACAGCGATGTCTCTCATGCAACCCTACTTGGTAGTCTATATGTGGAAACGCACGGCTTAATTCAATGGAGCGAAAAGATATGGAACAAGTTGTCCTTTTAGTTTCTCAAAGCACTGCCGAAATGCAGGGTTCAGATGGAAGTCATTATTTTGATACTAAAGAGCATTTCGTTGCTGATGGTGGTGATGTAGACGGAGTCATTAGCATTGACTACAATAAATCATTAGGAACGTGCTTTATCAATGGCGCTATCTCAGAGTTCCCAAATGCGCTTGCTGAAAAAAACTTAACTAATCTACATAGCATTTTGGAAAACAAGAGGAAACGCGAACAGGAGTTATTACCAAAACCCACGGAAGAGGATAAGGCTAAAGCGGCTCTTTCTCAGGCTAAAGCAGAACGAGCCGAAGCGGTGAGCAAACTCACTGTAACTGTTGACGGTATGGTTTTTGACGCTGACGAAACAAGTCAGAACCGCATGAGTCGAGTGGTCGCTGGCGCTCAAGCGCTTGGCATTGACCAAAGCACAACGCAGGTTTGGGTATTGGCTGACAATACAGTGGCACAACCGACCGTTGCGCAACTCGCTCAGGCGCTGAAACTTGCGGGCGAAGCGCAGACAGCGCTGTGGACTGTCCCGTACCAGACCGAGACGACAGAACCGACTGCTAACTGAGAATAGCATGGAGCGTAGCCCCTTCCGAGGGGGCTTTTTTGTACGCTAAAACTGTTTGACTTATCACTACGATTCACCATTACCCCTCTTTTGAGGGGTTTTTCTTTTATAGAGCATCGCAATGGATTGGGATTTCATAGCCGAAATGATTCCGAATTTCTTGGAACAAATTGTTCTTGGTATCGGAGCGTTGGAATGAAAGGTGGGGCAAGACAGGGCGCAGGTCGCCCGAAGGGCAGGGAGTTTCCTGCTCGTGTGCAGATAACCATGACCTCCGAGCAGAAACAAAAACTGCTCGCTCTCGGAGGATCGTGCTGGGAGAGAAAGCAGTTGGCATCACAAGTTTGTGATGCAACACAAAAGGAGAAAAATTCTTAAAATTCGTTTTGAGGTTAAGGAAACGCGCTTGGCGGTTCGACCTGAAAAAAAGGTCAGCACGTTTCCGGTCCCAGGTAGTAAGGGAAAGTATCGCACACGCCCTGGCTTCAAAGGGTTCGTCATCACGCGATTGGCTCGGTACTTACTATCAGATGCGCCTAGCCTCCCCCGCCCGTGGAAAAGCCGCGCAGTCGGATACGTGTGCCGCAGTTTGAGAAACTGAGAAAGCCCTCGATATCGGGGGCTTTTCTATATGTGCATTTTTTGCACATACGACATCTAGTGTACGAGTGTAGCTAGTGTGTCTTTTTCTCTTGCGATTCTTCCAGCCAGCTCACTGCCCTCGCTAAGAAGTCCCGCACCCTCGCTGAGAAAGCGTCGGCACTGGGCGTACTCGGCTCGGTAAGAGCGGTCGGGATTTGCTGTCGCTCCGTCGGCACGGGCACTTGCGACGCGCAACCGGTTAAGCAAATTATCACGCTCAGTACGAGCAACATCAGCCCGACGGCTTTCCAAAATGAGTTTGCTAGTCGCTTCAGATAATCGTCTCTCATAATCTTCTCTTTGGTTAGAAACAGCGCTTGCCATTTGCGTCTTGAAATCGGCAATCTGCGCCTCACACTTGGCTTTTTGGTACGAACTTCCGAGCCACGCTGACAGCAAGCACGCGGCGATGATTAGGAGTGCAGATGCGTATTTCTTGTAAGTGGTCAGAAACGCCAAGGCGGTTTTGAAAAATGGAAACATGAGAACACTCTCTGAGTTCTGTATAATGCGTTCTGCAACATCGTCAATGTTGCTTTCAACCCTAAGCCTCGTGAAAACGAGGCTTTTGTATTCAA